GGATGTTTTTGGTGGATTGGATGTTGGATATAAAGATCCTACAGCATTTTGTGTTATTGCCTATGATTGGGATAAAGAAAAGTATTACTTAGTTGATGAATATATGAACGCAGAACGTACTACAGAACAGCATGCCGTTGAGATAAGAAAATTAATTGATAAATGGGATATTGATTGGATATATATTGATTCAGCAGCCCAACAAACAAGATACGACTTTGCACAAAATTATGATATTAGTACTATCAATGCAAAGAAATCAATATTAGATGGAATCGGTCATGTTGCAGGAATTGTGGACAATGACAGCCTTATTGTAGACCAAAAATGTAAACAAGCGCAGATATCACTAGATCAATACCAGTGGGATCCGAATCCTAATTTAATGAAAGAAAAACCAAAACACAATATGTCATCCCACATGGCTGATGCATTACGATATGCACTGTATACATTTGAAACTACAGCCACTACGTTTTAATAAGACCTGTAAAAAACAGTTCTTGACATATGATGTGACTTTTTGGTATAATTCTAATTAAGAGTAGAAATATGAAATTAAAAAGAGATTTAGTTAAATATGTACGAGATAAAGCTAAATCTAAATATAAGAAACAAAGTAGTTGTTATATTTGCGAAAGCAATATAGACTTAGATTTTCATCATTACTACGGACTGACCGAACTACTAGAAACTTGGTTGAAAAAAGAAAAATATATTATAGAGAATGAGCAAGAAATACTAGCAATTCGAAAGTCCTTTATTGATGATAACTGGGAGAAAGTGTACGAGTATACAGTAACCCTCTGCCATAAACATCATCTACGATTACATTCAATATACGGAAAAAGACCCAAATTGATTACAGCAGAGAAACAAAAACGTTGGGTCGAGAAGCAGAGACAAAAATATGGCATGGTACGATAGACTATTAGGAAGAGGCGAGGAAAAGCTGAATCCTTCACAATATGTTATTTCGAGAAACGAGGGTTTAACCGTAGACTCGCGTGAAGTAATCACAAACTATCGCAATGCATATGAACAACTAGAAATCGTCAACAGAGCAGTAAATATGATTGTTGATGATGTTTCAGAAATCCCTTTTGCAGTTGGGGACAAACTAATTGGCACGAATAGCATATTAAAAAATATTCGTAAATCAAAAGTTAATTTACTTTTAAATGTAGAACCAAATCCTTTTCAGGATATTAGTACTTTTAAAAGAAACTTAATCATTGACTTACTTATTGATGGTAACATATTCATATACTTTGATGGTACTCATATGTACCATTTACCAGCAAATAAAGTAACAATTTATACTGATGATATTAACTATATCGAAAAGTATACATATGACAACAGCATAGACTATTCCGTTAAAGAAATTATACATATAAAAGAGAATAGTTTTAACTCCATTTACAGAGGAACACCAAGATTAAAACCAGCATATAGAACTATGCAGCTCCTTAGCAACATGAGAAGTTTTCAAGACAACTTCTTCAAAAACGGAGCAGTTCCAGGTTTAGTACTTAAATCACCAAATACTCTTTCTGAAAAAATCAAAGAAAGAATGTTACAAGCATGGAGCATGAGATACAACCCCACAACAGGAGGCAGACGCCCTCTTATATTAGACGGTGGATTAGAAGTATCTAGCTTAACAAATATTAATTTTAAAGAACTAGATTTCCAAGGCTCAATCACAGCGAATGAGAAGATCATACTAGAAGCCATGGGAATACCACCTATTTTAATGGATGGTGGTAATAACGCAAACATAAGACCCAATCACAGATTGTACTATCTTGAAACTATCTTACCAATCGTAAGAAAGATGGGATATGCATTAGAACGATACTTTGGGTTCTCATTATCTGAGGATGTAACAGGAATACCTGCTTTACAACCAGAACTGAGAGACCAAGCAGCTTATTATGCAACACTTGTTAATACTGGAATTATAAGTCCAAATGAAGCAAGAGAAGCAATAGGCAAAGAACCTGTAGACGGATTTGACGATCCAAGAGTACCGCAAAATATTGCGGGTTCTGCCGTTAATCCTGAAGAGGGAGGTCGACCACCAGAGTCGTCACCAATAGAGGAAGAATAAATATGACAAAAGATATGATGGCTAAAGCATTATCCGATTTTTTCAGTGAAGAAGGAGTCGAAACAATGGATTTACCAACCTACAAAAGTCATGGTAATGATGTACCTGTAAAAGACTACATGCTTAGAAGAGCATTTGGTTCTTGGAACAGAGTTCTATCAGCCATGAAGAAAAGACATCCAGTTGCTGTAGTTGAAGCTCCAGCTCCTGCTCCCGCCCCAAAGGCTCCTAAAGCCAAGAAAGCGGAGAAGAAAGATGTCAAGTAAAATTTATCATTGGACTAGCACTTTTAAATCACTAGGCGAAAACGAAGATGGTGGTGTAGATATTAAAGGATCTGCTAGTACTAATGCTCTTGATAGAGCAGGCGACATAATCGAAGCCGATGCTTGGACAAAGGGTGGATTGGAAAACTATAAAGGTAATCCAATTATTCTGTTCAATCATAATTACGACAAACCGATTGGTCGAGCAAAAGATTTACAAGTTACTGAAAACGGCTTAGAAATATCTGCAAAGATTTCTAAAGCTGCTGGAGATGTAACACAATTAATTAAAGACGGTGTCCTTGGAGCTTTTTCTGTTGGTTTCAAAGTCAAGGACGCTGATTACATGACTGAAACTGACGGATATAAAATAAAGGACGCGGAGCTTTTTGAAGTTTCTGTTGTATCAATACCTTGCAACCAGGGGGCAACCTTTGGACTAAGCAAGTCATTTGATTCTATGGAAGAATACAACAAGTACAAGCATACTTTTTATACGGCTAACTTAAACGATTCAGCAGATGCTGTTGAAATTGAGCAGCCAAGTACGGCGAAAGCCAAAGAAATGGAGACAAATATGTCAAAAGAAAATAAATCTCCTGAGAGCAACCCAGAGTTCAATCTTGAATCATTTGCTGCAGAAGCTGCTGAAAAAGCAGTTGCTCAGTATGCAATGAAACAAGCAGAACTTAAAGCTGCTGAACAGAAGGCTGCGGAAGAGCTAGCTCAAAAAGCTACCGAAGAAGCTGAAGTTCAAAAAGCCTCCGAGGAAGCAAAACAGGAAGAGCAAAAAACTGTAATCCAAGCTGGATTAACAGGTGCTGAAAAATTAATGTCTGACGTTGAGTCTAGAGTGAAAGAAGACTATTCTAATTTAGAAACTGTCGTTAAATCACTTGAAGCACAACTTGCTGAGAAATCTGAAGAAATCATGAATATTCGTGATTCTAAAAGACATTTCTCTGACAGACAAGGTAACAACGGCGATTGGAAGAAATCCTTCGAGTCAGACATTGCAGATGCTAAATTTGCTGGTCTAGCTACTGGAAAAGGATGGGACACTCCAATGGCAAAATCTTTGATGGAAAAAGTAAATCAACATTCAGGTGTTGAAGTTTCATCTGCTGATTTCGAACAAGTTGTTTCAACAAATATCGAAAGAGATATCGAAAACGAATTAGTTCTAGCTCCTCTATTTAGAGAGATTGCTATGACTTCTGCGAATATGATTATCCCAATCTTACCAGATGCAGGTTATGCAGAATTTACTTCTAGCCAAGCTGCTTCAGGTTCATCTCCTTATGGTAACTTAGAGACCAGAGGCGACACATACGGATCACCTTTTGCTGGTGTGACTATGACTGAAAGAACTCTTTCAACTAAGAAATTGATTTCACAATCATACTTAGGGAATGAGACAGAAGAAGATGCAATTATGCCTATTCTTCCTTTGATCAGAGAATCTATGGTAAGATCTCATGCTAGAGGTATCGAAAATGCTATCCTAGCTGGTGATGATGCTGATGGTGTATACGGAACAGGTGGAGCGGCTTTTGAAGGGCTTCTACACTTAGCAAGAAATGACAGTGATTATACACAGTCAACTACTGCTTTTGCTTCTGATACAGTTACAGCTGCAGAACTTCTCGCTTTGAGAAAAAATATGGGTAAATATGGTGTTAACCCAGCAGACGTAGTTTACATTGTTTCTCAAACAGTGTATTTCCAACTACTAGAAGATGCTGAATTCCAAGATGCTAACTTAGTAGGCGATATGGCTACTAAACTAAGTGGTGAAATCGGACAAGTATTCGGATCAAGAGTACTATTATGTGATGAATTCGCTACTCCAGCAGTATCTAAATTCGGTGCTATCGCTGTTAACCCTAGAAACTACGTATTACCAAGATTACGCGGTGTAACCGTTGAATCTGATTACGAAGTTGCTGCTCAGCGTAGAGTACTAGTTGCTTCACAAAGAATTGGCTTCAGCGATCTAATCGACGCTGCTACTTCTAAGTGGGCTTACATGTATAAAGCTAGCTAATATCGGCTTAGACAGGATTCGTGGGGCGGCCTTAATCGCCCCACACTTTTAATTATGGCAAATTTAGTAACATTACAACAGTATAAGGACTTCGCAGGGATCACTGGAGTGACTGAAGATGCGAAAATTAATGTTATAGTGCCAGCCATAAGTCAAGCAGTAAAAACTTACTGTGGCACGTCATTTGTTGATTATTATTCAGCAGATAAAACAGAGTATTTTGATATTCATGATGATTATACAAATGCTATTTTAGTGGATGAAAGCCCACTTGTCAGTGTTTCTGTAGTAGCAGAAAGAACAGGACAAGATGACTCTTATACAACTCTAATAACTGGTAACTCAGATTCTAGTGGTAAGTACGAATACGTAGTAGACACTGAAAGAGATACTATTTATAGAACAACTGCAACAGCAGATAAAGCTTTCCCAAAGGGAAGATCAGCAGTTAAAGTTATATATAGGTCAGGTTATTCCTCAACACCTGAGG